TCTGCAGCTTATACAGCAGCAAACATTATAGCTAACTTAGGTACTTTAGTAGCTGATATACCAGCAGCGGTTTACGGAAAAGACGATCTTTATATTTATATGAACAAGAAAACTTACAGATTTTACTTATCTGCTATTTCTGCTTTATCTGCATTCCCTTTTAACCATATGGGGCAATACACACCAGAATTTGAAGGAATTTCTATCGCTGTTTGTTCGGGTGTAGCTGACAACGTAATGTGGGCAGGTACTAAGTCTAACGTATTTTTTGGAACTTCACTAAGTTCAGATTTAACAGAGGTGAAAGTTTTAGATATGGGCGACATTACAGGATCAGACGTAGTAAGAATGGTTTGTAGATATACTGCAGGAGTTCAAGTTGGTGTACCTTCAGACTTTACTAAACAATCGTAATTATTAACCTTTAAAACCTAAAAAAAATGTCTTGTAATTTAACAAAAGGACGTAACATAACTTGTAGAGATGGTATCGGTGGTATCAAAGCTATCTATATCGCACAACACGATGAATTAACGTCTTACACAGCAGCTAGTGGTGAAGTAACAGACTTCGATTTAGGTTCAGGTGACGACTTATATAAGTATTTACTTAAAAGAGGTACAGGGAGTGTAACAGAAACTATTAACGCATCTAGCGAAAATGGTACTGTATTTTATACACACTCTGTAAATGTAAAACTACATAACTTAACTAAAGAAGACCAAAACGAAATTAAACTATTAGCACAACAAAGAATGGTTATTTTCGCAGAACTAAACCAATTAAATAGTACAGGTAAAAATACTATTGTAGCTTTAGGTTTAGACAACGGTTGCGAATTATCTGCAGGTACTTCAGTTTCTGGGGTTGCTCTAGGAGATACAGTAGGATATGATTTTACTTTCGAGGCACAAGAACCTAATCCAATGCAACTTTTAGCGGACTATACAACAACTCCGTTCGACAACGCAGCGTTTACAATTAACGCAATAGTGACTTCTTAAAACCTTAAATGGTTTTGTTTTCATATTTATTAAGGGGGTGGCAATAGCTACCCCTTTTTTTTAACTTAAAATAAAAAAGATGTATAAACTAAAAGAACAATACAAAGGTGTTACAGTAAATAAAACAGGTCGTATGATTATATTAGACAACGTAAGATCTAACGAAGTAGAATTATTAGGAGTAGAACACTTTTTTACAAAGACTAAGAAAAAAACAGTTTCAACAAAAGAAAAATAAATTACTTGTTTTTATATTATATAGTATGATAACAGGGGTTTACGGTAGTACAGTAACAGCATATTTGACGTTAGAAGAAAAGAGAATAAATACATCGGTAGATAAAACTGCTATACGTTATTTATTTAAGTTTACTAACGATATGACTAAAGACGTAAAGTATAGTTACGCAGAAAGTCTAGTACACAACGACAGATACGTTAAATGTGAGTTCTTACACAATACTACAGACGACCTATATATGTATAAAATAAACTTCAAGCCGTACGGATTTTGGAAATACGAAGTTTACGAGGTTAGTTGGACTGGTGCAGTAGCTATAAGTGCAGGTAACGCACCTACGACAGAAAACGACATACTACCAGTAGCTAGTACACACGGAATAATACAGGGTAAAGTAGAAGAAGGTAAACTATACATACAAGAAACAGCAGGACAAGAACAAGTAAAATATACAAAACATACAACAACAGAAACTAATTATTTATATACAAATTAAAAACTATGAGTTTAATAGACAATAACAATACTCTTTTAAGAGAACAACTAGGTAAAGGTGCAGGTGTAGTATTTACTACTGCTAACCAAACAACAAAAGACTTTTACGCAATACATTTTGTTGTAGAAAGTGTAATAGCTTCTATAACTATAGCAAACTTAACAGGTGAAAGTGCACTACATACTACAATACCAGCAGGTACAGTAATATTTGGTAGATGTACGCAAATACAACTTACAAGTGGTGTAGCAATAGGATATACTGAAACAGACGGTAAAACTGGCGAATAATGAAACTAGGACTAGGTCTTAATATAAACAGCGTTGTAAGTGGTGACTGGACACCAGAAAACCTAACATATTTACAATTGTGGTTTAGAAATAATGTAGGTATTACTGAAAGTGACGGTTCGGCTTGTGAAGACGGCGATAATGTATTTGGTTGGGCAGACCAATCAGGCAACGATAATAACGCTACAGGTGCGGCAACTAGATTTACTTTTGACGCAGCAACAGGTGGTGTAGAAGGTGCAGGTAATAACAAGCTAGATATTACACAAATTGACTTTACAGGACAGTTTGCTTTTTATGCAAGGTTAAAGTTTGATACTATAAGTTCGGGGAATAATGATGTTATGTTTAACGACGCTACAGGTGCTGCGAACGATGATTTTTTCAGGGTACATTCATCAACACAATTAAGAGCAAAAATAGCTAGTGGTAGTTCTATGAATTATGCGTGTACAACAATTTCTACAGGTACTTATTATAACATAGGTTTTGAACGTGACGGAAGCGGTGACTGTAGAGCTTTTATAGGTGCTACAGCTCAAGACGGAGAAATAAATAACGAAAATACTTTTAACTTAGATAGAGTTTTAGGGGCTTTTGACGGAATATGTAAAGAAATTGTAGTTACAAACAAATCTTTAAGTGTAAGCGACAGAGAAAACCTTAATACGTATTTAAACAATATATAATGAAAAACAAAAAGAAAGTAAATTTTAAAGAAAGTATTTTAAACGTAAACTTTGAAACACAAACGGCACCTGTAATACAGGAAGCTATGGGTAAAGATTATATAGAATACGGTACAGAAAACTATAAAAACTTGTACCCTCAATTTTTAATAGACCTTTTCTACAACAGCTCGACGCATTCCGCAATTATTTCGACTGTTTCGGATATGATAGCAGGGGAAAGTATAACAGTAGAAGAAAGCGACAATTTAGACGCTTACGTAAAACTTAAAAGGTTCTTAGCACAGGCAAATAGTAAAGGTGAAAGTTTACATAGTGTAGTTAAGAAAATTGCTTTTGACTTTAAACTTCAGGGAGCGTATGCTTTAAACGTTGTATGGTCAAAGGATCGTACTACCATATCGGATTTGTACCACATTCCTGTTGAACGTATACGTATGGGAAAACCAGACGCTTTAGGTAGAGTTTCAGAATACTATGTAAGTGCAGACTGGAGTAATACAAGAAGAAACAAACCACAAGTAGTACCAGCGTTTAATGTAAACGACAGAACAAACCCTAACGCTATTATTTACGATGGTATGTATAGCCCTAATATGCAACTTTACAAAGTACCAGATTATGTTGCGGCTTGTAACTGGTGTTTAATTGACCAAAAGGTAGCAGAATTTCATTTAGCAAATATAGAAAACGGTTTTGCAGGTTCTTACTTTATAAGTTTCGCAAATGGAGTACCAACAGCAGAAGAACGAAGACAAGTAGAAAATAGTATTAAAAAGAAATTTACAGGATCTGGTAACGCAGGTAAATTTGTACTTACATTTTCAGACGATAAAAACAGAACACCAGACATAACACCTATATCTGTAGCAGACGCAGACAAGCAATACTTAGCTTTACAGGAACTTTTAGTACAAAACATACTTACAGGTCACCGTGTAACGTCACCTATGCTTATGGGTATTAAAAACAGTACAGGACTAGGAAATAACGCAGAAGAACTTAATAGTGCCTTCGAAGTATTTTTGAACAGTGTAATAAAACCCTACCAGAATAACATATTATCTTGTTTAGGTAAGATCTTAGAAGTAAACGGTATTAACTTACCTTTAGAAATAGTACAGAACAAACCAATTACAACAAGGTTTACTATAGAAGATATGAAGTCTGTAATGACTGAAGACGAAATACGAGCAGAATTAGGTTTAAAACCTTTAGAACAAGAACTAACAGCAGACGAAGAAGAAAAAAGACAAAAGTACGCAAAGGTTGGTAGTATGATAACAGACGGTAAAGAACTACCTTTATTTGACACTATAGAAGAAGCAGAAGCTGAAGCAGAAAAATTAGGTTGTTCAGGTTACCACGAACACACACAAGACGGTAAAACGTATTATATGCCGTGTGAAAACCACGAAGACATAACTAACTTACAAAAGTGTGACTGTACTAAACCTTCTAAAGAGTGTAAAAAAAAATGTGACAGATACGAAGACGAATTAGACAAGTTTATAGCAGAATACGGCGAAGACGAGCCTAACAGTGAAGAATGGACTTTAATAAGTGACGAAAAAGTAGAAGAAGAGCACGAAGAATTTGATTTTGAAAACGAACTAAACGACATAGCACACTACGAATTTGCAACTACAGGTACAGCAAGACCTAATAGTAGATCGGAACAAGACGGTTTAGACAGAGAATATAACTTATACAAAGTAAGGTACGAATACGCACAAGCAATAGCAAGCCCTAACACTAGAAACTTTTGCAATAAAATGTTAGCAGCTGACAAAGTATATCGTAAAGAAGATATTTTACAAATGAGTAATAAAAAAGTAAATGACACTTACATTAATAAACAAGGTAGGGAAGTAGGTTGGGGGCCTAACGGTGCTACTACATACAATGTATGGTTATATAAAGGAGGTGGTAATTGCGGTCATTTTTGGAGAAGAAAAATATACTTTTACAAATTAGGAGTAGCAACAGGAAACAAAATACAAGACGCTACAGACATAGTAGGAACAGTAGAAGCAAGAAGTAGAGGGTTTTACCCTAAGGCAAACGACAGTAAAGTAGCAAGAGCACCTAAAAATTTACCTAATAACGGCTTTTTAAAATAACAATATGAGTTACGTATTATTTATATCAGAAAACAAAATAAAAGACAGTACCGCAATAGGTGGTAATGTAGACAACGAATTTTTACTACCATACATAAAGGTAGCACAAAAAAAATATATAGAAACTAAGTTAGGTACAGACCTATTCGAAGCGTTACAAACTAAAATAACAGCAGGTAGTTTAGCAGGAGCATACCAAACTTTAGTAGACGATTATATACAAGACGCTTTAGTACATTGGTGTTTTTACGAGGCGTTACCGTTTTTACGTTATAAGGTTATGAACAACAACGTAGTTTCTAAAAATGCAGAAAACAGTACACCTTTAACGAGAGAGGAAGCACAAGACCTTAGAGAAGAAATAAGAAATACAGCAGAATTTTATACAGAACGTCTTATAGACTACATTAAAAACAATACTGCAAGTTTTCCTGAATATTCTACAAATACAGGTGCAGACGTTTCACCAGATACAGCAAACTATTACTCTGGCTTAAACATTGAATACGACAGAAACCAACGTAGAGATATTACTTTAGACGACTTCTTAACACCAGATCTTAAATAATGAAAAAGAACTATAAACCAAAAGCTAAAAACGAAGTAGCTTTAAAAACATATATTAAAAGTGCCAATAAGAACAGCAACAAAAGACACAGTAGAAACAATAGTAGTAAATAGTTCTGTAATAGGATTTACTACATTTGCCGAAATAGAAATGATTTTAAAAATATTACTATTAGTTTTAACTATTGGATATACTGTAAATAGGTGGTACTCGCACTATAAAAAAAATAAATAAATGAAAACACTTTGTAAAATATTATACTACATAACTTTAAAAAAAGTATGTTTAGGTAAATGCGACCTAGACTGTAAAAAAAAATAATGACTTTAAAATATTTTAAACTATCAGAGTTTAACTGTCCGTTTTTACAAGATCAAAAAATGAATTATACATTTTTAGAAAAGTTAGATCGTGCAAGAGGTTTAGCTATGGACGGCGAAAAAGAAGTACCTTTTAAAATTACTTCAGGGTATAGGACAAAAGAGTACAACGAAGACCTAATAAAAAGAGGTTATAAGGCAAGTAGAAATTCTAGTCACCTTAAAGGACTAGCAGCAGATATAAGCGTAAAAGATAGTAGACAAAGGTTTATAGTTATTAATAGTCTATTGTTAGCAGGTTTTACAAGGATAGGTATTGCAGATACATTTATACACGTAGATTTGGATTTAGAAAAAACACAAAACGTAATTTGGACATATTAACTAAAATTTTTTATATTATGGAATTATCAAACATTGATTGGACTACTTTAATTTGGTCACTAATAGCAATTTTCGAAGTAATTGTAAGACTTACACCGTCTGAAAAAGACAATTCACTTTTAAACAAGGTTATTTGGTTTATCGATAAAGTAGTACCTAACCGTACGAAATAAATGTCTAAGACAGGTAAGCGTTTACGTTTGTCTAAAGAAGAAGTAGAACTAATAAACGAATTTAGAGGTTCTGAACTAGACAATTTAAACGGTAACACAGCTTTAGATTTACATCTAAAAGAACGAGGTATAAACAAAGAAGAAGTTGTCAGTGTTAAACACTGGCAAAATATGTCTGGTGAACTTCGTTTTTCTATTGTAACTAAAGAAAACTACGGACTAAACGAAAGTAATTTATTAGACGACATAAAAAGTCTAATAGATAAACACGCACCTACTTACCCTAAGATAAAAAGAACTAAAGGTAACCACCTTTTAGTTATAAACCCCGCAGACGTTCATATAGGTAAACTTGCAGTAGCTTTAGAAACTGGCGACGAATACAACACTAAGATTGCAACAGAACGGGTTTTAGAGGGTATTACAGGACTTATTGCGAAGTCTGAAGGGTTTAGTATAGAACGGGTTTTATTTTGTATAGGCAACGATATTTTACATATAGACAACGTATATAACACTACAACAGCAGGAACACCACAAGACGCAAACGGTAAGTGGTGGCAACACTTCGAACTTGCTTTAGATGTTTACGTTAAGTGTGTAGAAATATTAAGACAAATAGCACCTGTAGACGTTATACATAGTATGTCGAACCACGACTACCAGAGCGGGTTTCATTTAGCACACGCATTAAAAAGTTGGTTTAGGAATACTAAAGACGTAACTTTCGATATATCAGTAGCACACCGTAAATACTATAAATACGGATCTAACTTAATAGGTTTGGAACACGGCGACGGTGCTAAAATGGATAAACTACCTTTGTTAATGGCGCAAGAACGTCCTGTAGATTGGTCAGAAACTAAGTTTAGATATTGGTACTTACACCACCTACACCACAAAGTAAAACACAAATGGTTAGACGCAAAAGACTATATAGGCGTTACAGTTGAGTATATGCGTAGCCCTAGCGGTACGGATAGTTGGCACAATCGTAAAGGTTTTACAGGCGTACAAAAAGCAGTAGAAGGCTTTATACACGAACGAAATAGTGGACAAATAGCACGTTTAGTACATTATTTTTAAAAACACTTTCCTAGATACAAAACCCTTATAAATACCCTAATTGTTAATAACTTTTAAATAATTCTGTTTAAAATTATGTTAGTAATAAAATAATTACTACATTTGTACCATAATTAAAAACAATAAAATTAAAATTATGAAAACTGAATTAAAAAAAGACGTCTACAAAATTATTGAGAACGGAGAACACCTTAATAGTTTAGACGCTACAGAACGTATTGTAAAACTTGCAAACGATTATTGCACCGACAAAATGATAGAGCATATAAACCATATTATAGATACTTATATATTAGATAATATAAGTTTACAAGCTTTACAAAATAAAAGAAGTGAATTGTATAACATTAAAACAAAATAAGATGTTTAAAATAACTAACAAACAATCTGGCTTTAGTCAGTATATGAGTAAGCAGGATATGCAAA